GTCTTTATATTACGGAAATAAATATTTGAAAGCATGAAAGCTAATAGGAGTAAAGGATAGCGTAAATAAAGCAGTAATAAATTAAGTGAAGCATTGGACTAAGTGAACGAACGTAACTGATTGGAATAAAGATAGTTAGCCGTAGTACAAAGGGACGTTTCACAATGTCGGTTTTCCTTTGCAAATGGGGAGGGGATACCAACGCCCGTATAAGACCCCTAAAAATACAGATACTTTTTTCCAGGAGCAGGGGGTACTTAAGTTGAGGTGAGGGATATCCTGTATAAAAAGGGGGAGGGGTACTAGTACTATGGACAGGGTAGATACAAGTACAGAATCATTGATGTTTATATGATCCTATCCTTATGATAAATAATCAGATGAAGTATCATCGAATTATGTTATCTCCAGGTGTCATGTTTTTCGATTAGGAACTCTTTAGAGATAAACAATATAAGGGATTTTTTCTTAAGTGTTTGTGTTGTAGATAGTTAGGGGTGTAAAAAGTGTATACAAGTTGTGCCAGACAAGTGGTAACAATTTTTGTAGTAGTTGTGTAAATAGTATTATATTTGTACTATGATAACTAAAAATGGAGTAGATTTAAGTGTATGTGCTTATTGCAAGACTACCTTAGATAACTACAGTCGTACAGTGGATCACTTATATCCGAAGAGCAGAGGGGGTAAGTTGAGTAATGATAATAAGGTTCCTTGCTGTGGTGATTGTAATAAGATGAAGGGTAATATGAGTATTACTGAATTTAGTAGGGCATTGAATGGATTAATCTTTTATGAGCATGGTAGGCATAAGGAGAGTATATCTCACTTGAAGAAGGTTAAGTTGAATGTCGATGAAATAATTAATAACAAGAAGAAATGAGTAACATTGTGTTTGACCTTATCTTGCTAGAGGCGGATAGGGTAATCTCACATAAGATGAAGGACCTTGATTTATACTACAAGGATTTTCACGGTGAGTTGATTCCATTGGCAGATAGCTATACTGCTGAAGTAGATGATGTGATTAGTAACTTGCTTAAAAGAAAACGTATGAGGTATATGATTACCTTTACCGAGTCTTTAGAAGTGATGGACGAATTGAAGCCTGCGGCTAATAAGATGTTGCGCTTTTTTACTAAACAGATGAACTACGGAAATACAATCAAGAACTATAGCCTTAGAGATATTCAACAGATGACTGACATGAACATGCGTTATGTTATGAAGAGTATTGCTGAATTATGTGAGCTAGATGTGATTAGATTTACTACCGATAAGAATAGAAGAACCTACATGGTTAATCCTATCTACTTTTACAAGGGCACAATCAAAAAAATATTTTATTGCTCAAAAGAATATGATCGCATGCCGAAGCGCAATGTTGATCTTGAAGAAGAATATGAATCAAATGACTAATTTATGGAGTTAATTAAACACGCTAAGAATGTTCATGAGTTGAAGATTTCTGGCACAAAGGTTAGAGTGGCAATGTTCTCAGACTTACACTGGGATAATCCTAAGTGTGATTGGGATTTGCTAAAAAGGGATTTGGATTACTGTGTTAAGGAATCTATTCCCATCATGTTGAACGGAGATACATTCTGCCTTATGCAAGGAAAATGGGACCCAAGGGGTACGAAGTCTGATATCCGTCCTGAGCATAACAACGTTAGATACCTAGACTCTATTGTAGAGACTGCTGTAGATTGGTTCTCTCCATATGCACACCTAATGACTGTTGTTGGTTATGGTAATCACGAGACTGCGATTATTAAACGCCAGGAGACTGATGTCCTACAGAGATTTGTTGACTTGCTTAACTACAAAAATGGTAGCAATGTTCAGACAGGTGGATATGGTGGTTGGTTGATCATTAATCAAGAGCTTAGACCAAATAACTCATTGGCTACCAAGGTGAAATATTTCCATGGGAGTGGAGGCGGTGGGATTGTTACGCGTGGTGAAATCAATCTTACTAGAGCCTTAGAGATGTATGAAGATTTTGATGTATTTGCTATGGGACATATCCACGAAAATAAATGTACTAATGTTTCTCGTGATGCGATTGAGCACCACTCTGCAAAAGGATACTACCATAAGCAAAAACAAATTCACTTAATGATCACAGGTACTTACAAAGAAGAGTACGGTGATGGATCTAAGGGATGGCACGTTGAGAGAGGAGCTCCTTTGAAACCAATTGGCAGTAGAATATTAGTAATTGATACACGTAGAGATACGTCAGGAGGAAAAGATGTTGTATATAAATCAATAGATAGTACTAAGTTTCCAATTTAATTCTTATATTTGTACAAAGTGTTTTTGTAATGAACGAAAAGGGATGTCAGTTGAAAGCGATGTCCCTTTTTTTTGTGGCTATAACCTTACTTTAATGTGATTTAGGATATTATATTATGCATAAGTGGTTATATAAAGGGTAAATACACATTATAATGTGCTTTTAATGACTATTTATTTCATACAAAATAACTTAAGGAAAATAATTTATACCTTTGGGAAAACATTAATCATGAAAACAGATAAATATTACGCATCAGATCCCAAGAAAAGCGGAAGCTATACTGATAAGGGACGTGTTGAAGGAAGACCTGTTGCGACACCTACATTAGCTCAAGATATGTCTTGCGCTTGTCAACCTAAGTTTAAGTTGATGTACAAGAATACTAAAGATAAAAAATACTGCGACTAATGAAAGGTAAAGCAATTAAGAAAGCCCTAATGGAATACGAAGGATCCATGGCTGAGGAGTCATACAAATCTCCTAAAGCAAAAAAGATGCACGAGAAACGTGAGTCTAAAAAGACAGAGGCTAAAGAAAAGATGATGTCTAAGTTCAAGAAAAAGAAATAATCAAAATCAATAGTTATGTTAACACCTGGAAGATCTAATAAGATCATTAAAAAAACTGTATCTAAACCAATTTCTGAAGAGCCAAAAAATGAAGGAAGAGTTAATACAATTACTAAAGGATCTATATCAGTAATTAATAAGACTCCATCTTCTAATAAAGCTGCTCAAGAAATTAAAAGCGGTAATCCAATGACTGGATTAAATACAAAACCTTATCGTGATAAATATGAAGTTTCACCTCAATATCAAAATAAAGGTGTGAAAGAAAAAAATGGAGGAAGAAGAGGACAAAGAGCTGTTGATGAATACAAGAAACTTCCTATTAAGAAGACTACTGAGAAAGTAACATCTACAATGGCAGCAGATAAGGCCAAAGGATTAATGCCAGGAAAGCCTGCACCAGTGCCAGTAAGCAAGGCAAAACAAATGGCTTTAAATATCGCTTCTAAATTTAAAAGAGGATAAAAACAAAGACTATGCGTCAATCAAAAGACGATGTAGTTCAAAGGAGAATACTTACAACAGAGTGGAAGCCTTCACATAAAGAATTCGAATACCCAAAAGAATTCGTTGACTGGATCGATAGTATCAATTCAGGATGGCAGAACAAATTGAAGTACAAACCCTTTGACCTATATTGCGAACAAGCCAGACAATGGCTAGAAGATGATACGGTTATTACCGATCTCGACAATGAAGAAGATCAATACAACTTCTTAGCTACCGAAATCCAAAAGTGTAACGATAATACACTTTACTTCTGTAACAAATACGGATGGATTAAAGAAGATAAGGCTGAGAATGGTATGCTGCGCTACCAAGCATGGGATGCGCAAAAGGTTCTTCTATTTTTATTCGACTGCGGATACTCAATGATGATTGGTAAAGCTCGTCAGATTGGTTTTACCACAACCATGTGTCTTGCAGGAATGAAACGTGTCAACCTAAACAAATCATACTTTATTAAATTCGTTACCCACTCCAAAGACAAAGGGGTGGAGATATTCCGAGATAAAGTTAAGTGGACATATACAAAGATACCTGACTACCTAGCACAGGATGTAAAGAACTGGACCGATCAAGTAATGTCATTCGATAAGAAAGGTGATAAGAAAGGACGAGATGATGGAGGTGCATCACGATTCCAAGTAGATAGTCCACAGGTAGATGCCATCAACGGTGGTTCACCATCTGCGGTATTTATCGATGAGATTGGTCTATTCGATATCTTTGGTGAGATGATGCGTGAAGGCCGTCCTGCTTTATTTAAGTACAATCCTGAGACAGGTAAGATGACCATGCAACAGCAGTTTATTGCCTGGGGAACAGGTGGTGAAATGGACAAAGGTGGATCAGTATTCGAAGCAGAATTCAAGATGTGTCTTAGCCAATGGAAAGAAAGAAACTTTGAATACGGTATTATACCACTATTCTTTAATGCATACGCACGTAGAGGGGTAACAGATGAGCACATCAATAACGAACGTAAAGCATATCTATCTCTAGAAGGTACAAAGAAAGGTGAAATTGCTAAAGTACAGTTCCATCAGCACTACCCAATCACAATTGATGACATGTTCTTGCGTAAAGCACGTACTTTAGTGCCTATTCACACCTGTAATCAACGCCTTTCAGACATATATGGCAAAGATGTACCAATTGAGTACGGTTATTTTGAGCCAATAATGGATTTTTCACAGCCAACACCCGATTTAATTACCGATTATAGGATAATTGGGGCTAGATGGGTGAATACAAGTGGCAGAGAAGACGTATCTACATCAGCAATGGTAGTGCATCACCCACCTGATAATGAAGTATGGAAGAATAGATGGTATCAAGGGACTGACCCCATCAACTCTGAGACAGGACACTCCATGATGTGTAGTGCAATTTGGGATGCATTGACTAATTCAGTGTCTTCCGTAGTATTCCATAGGGACAGAAAGTTCAAACAGACCTATTTACAGGTACTATTACAGAGCTTATACTACGATCAGCAACGTAGAGGCGGTGTAAAAGAGCTAGTAGAGAATAATATTGGCGATATGCATGTCGATTTCCAAGAAATACACGGATTTAAAAACAAATTCACTGCAAATACGCAATTACCTGAATATTTTCAGACTTATGGTGGGAAATGGTTCGGCATTTCCAACAAAGCAAACACGGCTCCACGTATAATTGCGAAAACTGAGGAAATGATTGATGCCTACGGCATCAACATAGATGTACCATGGCTGTGGGAGCAGCTGAAGACCTTTGTTGAGAAGGATTTGAAGAGTTCTACGAGTCATAGACAGACGAGATACCAGGCAGCTGATACTAGGTACGATTATGATGATGCTATATTCGCTATTACCTTTGCATATATAAACGCTCAGTCGCATTCTAGGTACGAACCTGAGAACATACGTAACGAAGATAAGAATACGCACGTAGTGATTAGATATGTGCAGTGTAAGGAGACTAACTTCAGAATGAAGAGGGCGCGCGTGGACTCTCGCACTGGAAAGGTCTTAAAAGTTTTAGATTAAAAACAAGTATATTTGTAAAAAAATAATATTATGGCAATGATTCAAAGATCTGTTCTTACTGGAGTAGGGCAAAGAAGAAACGAGAGATATATCGTAGAGGATATTCAAGAGTTAGTAGCTGGATTAAATTCAGGTACTGGAAATCAACAAGTTCTAGGTACTAGTATTTGGGCTAACGGATTTACTATTGTAGGTGCAATTACTGAAGATATTACTTTACCAGCAGGAGCAACTGTTCAATATACTGGACCATTATTAATGTCTGCTACATTGACTATTCCTTTAGGTACAACATTAACAATAGTATAAATTTAATAGTAAAAACAAAAAATAAATAATTATGAGTCAAATTAACGTAAATTTAGTAGCTCCATATCAATTTGGAACTGTAAGTGTAAATGGAGCGCAAATTCATGCTAATGTTTCCAATAAATCACTTAAAATTAACAACGACACAAATCAAGTTTTAGGCTTAAATAATGTTGTAATTGGAATGCAAGCAGGCCAACAATTAACATCTGGTTCTAATGGTAATACTATTATTGGAATGCAATCAGGTCCAAATATGACAAGTGGAGTAAATAATACTTTAGTAGGTAATACAACTGGAAATTTCATAACAACAGGATATAGCAATACTTGCATTGGTAAACAAGCAGGAGCACTAACAACTACAGGTTATTATAATACTTCCATTGGTGATTCTGCTGGTGATCAAACAACAACAGGACAAAATAATGTTGCTTTGGGAGCTTTTAGTAATCAAGCAACTGGAGCCACAAGTAACTCAATTACATTAGGTAACGTATCTCATAATGTACTTCGTTGTGCAGTTACCGCAATTACATCATTATCCGATGCACGTGATAAGAAAGATGTAGCTCCAATCGAGTTAGGTTTAGATTTCGTAAAAGAATTGAACCCTGTTAAATTTGTTTGGGATGACCGTAACGAAGAAGGTAAGCATGACATCGCTGACTCAGGATTTATTGCACAAGACTTAAAAGCTCTTGAGGATAAATATGATGCAGCTGAAGTATTGAAATTAGTATACGATGAGAATCCTGAGAAGCTTGAGGCATCTTACGGAAGATTAATACCTGTATTAGTGCAAGCTATTAAAGATTTAGCTGCTAAAGTAGAAACATTAGGAAATAAATAGTTATGAGTCAGATAAATGTAGATATTATTCAGCCTTTTACACCAGGTACAGATGTTGTAGATGTAAATGGAGTTAGAGTATTAGGAAGTATTTCAACTTCAAGTATACAAGTTTCAAGTTCTTATAGTGCAACAACATCTCAAGATTCAGTATTAATAGGTTTTGGTGCTGCTCCAAGTGTTACAGGGCAATCTACAGTTGCTATTGGTAAATATGCAGGATTAAGTTTGACTACAGGATATACTAATGTATTAGTAGGTCAAAGTGCAGGTCAAAATATGTCTGTAGGTCTTGGAAATACATTAATTGGTCATAACTCAGGAACTCAAGTAAATGGATCAGGTAATGTAGCTTTAGGATCAAGCTCTGCTGTTTTACTTACAACAGGATCTTCAAATACATTCATAGGTTCTCAAACAGGCAGTGGTGTAGGTCCTATTTCGGGTGGATTTAATACAGTAATAGGTTATGGAGCTAATCCAAGCACAGGGACTGTATATAATGAATTCACACTTGGAAGCTCATCTGTAGCTACTCTTCGTTGTGCAGTTACATCTATCACATCTTTATCCGATGCACGTGATAAGAAAGAGGTTGAAGACTTGAATGTAGGTCTTGAGTTCATCGATGGTCTTCGACCTGTTAAGTTCGTATGGGACGATAGAGATGAGAACGGTAAGCACGATATCGCAGACTTCGGATTCATCGCACAAGACTTGAAAGCTGCTGAAGAGGCTGTAGAGATGGCTGATATCCTTAAGTTAGTATACGATGAGAATCCTGAGAAATTAGAGGCATCTTATGGTAAGTTAATTCCTGTCTTAGTAAAAGCTGTACAAGAATTGTCAGCAGAAGTTAAAGAATTAAAAAGTAAATAATTATGAGTCAGATAAATGTAAATACAATATTACCACTAAGTGGTACGAATGTAGCATTAAACGGTATTGAAGTATCAACTAATGGAACAAACAATGTAAATTTAGGAGAAGATTCGGGTCAAGCAATTACAACCGGAATCCGTAATGTTTCATTAGGTAACTTATCATTAAAAACAACAACAACTGAAACAGACAATGTCGCTGTAGGACATCAAGCTTTAGAGCTTAATGTAGGTGGTGCAAATACTGCTGTGGGGTCTTGGGCTTTAAAAGCAGCAACAAATTGTAGTCAAAATGATGCTTTTGGAGCTTATTCTTTATTACAAATAACAAGTGGAAATTTCAATTGTGGTCTTGGTGGTAATGCAGGAGGAAATTTACTAAGTGGTACAAGAAATACATTTGTAGGTACAGGAGCAGGAAGCCAATTTACAAGTACAGGAGAAGGTAATGTAGTAGTTGGAAATAGCACAGGTTATGCGTATACAGGTGGTAGTGGTGATAACAATACATTTGTTGGAAAAGATTCAGGTTGGGCTTTTTCAGGAGGTAATGATAATGTTATTTTAGGTAAATTTACTGTATCATTTGCAGGTCAAATAACAGGAAACAACAATATTCAGATAGGAACTGATTCTGTAAAAGCATCACTTACCGCAAGTAACTCAATCACTTTAGGTAACTCATCTCATAACGTACTACGTTGTGCTGTAACATCAATCACTTCATTGTCAGATGCGCGTGATAAAAAAGAGGTTGCTGATCTTCGTGTAGGTTTAGACTTTGTAAAAGGTCTTCGTCCTGTAGAGTTCGTTTGGGATGATCGTAGTGAGCATGGTAAACATGACGTTGCTGATTTCGGATTTATTGCGCAGGACTTAAAAGCAGCTCAAGAAGATGTTGACATGGCAGATGTTCTTAAGTTAGTTTATGAAGCGAACCCTGAGAAACTTGAGGCTTCTTATGGTAAATTAATCCCTGTATTAGTGCAAGCTATAAAAGATTTAGCTGCTAAAGTAGAAACATTAGAAAATAAATAATTATGAGTCAGATAAACGTAAATACTATTTTACCCTTTAGTGGATCAACAGTTACAGTAAACGGAGCAACTGTAGAAGGTGGACCTATTCGATCAACAAAAGTTGGAGATAATCTTCAATCTGTAGACAGTGCAGATAGTTTTTTAATTGGGTCAAATATTTTTAATGGTACAAGTACAGGATTTGGTTATTTACCACAGGTTGTATCTATTGGGTCTTTAATAGGACAAAGTCCTTGGTTTAGTGTTGCTGAATCAGTATTTATTGGTACTGAAACTGCAAATTCATTAAATGATTCTTCAGGTTCTGTATTCGTTGGATATAGAGCAGGTAAATTTATTACATCATCTCAGAATAATACATTAATTGGTAAAGAGGCAGGTTTAAATTTAACAGCAGGAACAAATAATACAGCAATTGGTTATAATGCTCTTCCTGCAGCAGCAAATACTTCAAACTCAATTACACTTGGTAATTCATCTATTACAACCCTTCGTTGTGCTGTAACTTCAATTACATCATTGTCAGATGCAAGAGATAAGAAAGATGTAGCTCCAATCGATTTAGGTTTAGATTTCGTAAAAGAATTGAACCCTGTAAAATTCGTGTGGGATGACCGTAACGAAGAAGGTAAGCACGATGTAGCTGACTCAGGATTTATTGCACAAGACTTAAAAGAACTTGAGGATAAGTATGAGTCTGCTGATATTCTTAAGTTAGTTTACGATGAGAACCCTGAGAAATTGGAAGCGTCTTACGGAAGATTAATCCCTGTATTAGTGCAAGCTATAAAAGACTTGGCTGCAGAAGTAGAAACATTAAAAAATAAATAATTATGAGTCAGATAAATGTAAATACAATTGTACCATTTAGTACAGCTCAAGTAATAGTTTCAGGAGTAGGAATTGATGCTCCTAATGCAAGCACAATTAAAATTTTTGAAGGGACAGGTTTTACTCCAACAATTGGAACTTTTTCGA